ACAATTATCATAACAATGTATAGTACAAAAACCAATATATAAAAAAACAAACAGTTATCATAACAATGTATAGTACAAATCAAAGAATTATGATAGAATAATGACAGCAGTCACCCGCTGCCCCTTTGTAGGTGGCTGCTGTAAAAACCCCAATTAATCATCACAACGTACAGTACATATAAATTATATATGATAGAATTAGTATATGGATAATTTAATGGATAGAGATGATATAAGTATTAAGGATAAGATGAGGGATAAGGAGTTAACGGAGATTACATCTGTTACCAGTATTATTAGTGATGTGCGTATAAAGGATCGTTTAGCGGGGAAGGCTTTCTCTGCATTAGAGCGGAGACTTGAGCCTAGGACAAAGATGTGTAATACGTGTAAAGGTGAGGGAGAGAAGAGTAATGGTGACCAGTGTGGGATGTGCCAAGGTCAGGGATTTGTCATTGAGGATGCTGACATGAGAGCTATTGAGTTGGTACTTGCCCCTAAATTTCCTAAGACGAATATAAATTTAAATGCGGATTTGGACCATATGAGTACAGATGAATTGTTTGGGGCAATAGAAAAGATGTAGAATAGGGTAGGGATTTATGTTGAGCGCTGAGGATCCCTAATAAGTAGAAAGGAGAATTATATGTCAAAAGGAAAAGATTTCGTGCCTGGACAACCTGGTACTATGAATAAGACGAATACTGGATCTGCTGGTAAAGCAGTGGGTCTTAGTAAAGGAACTGACGGACCTGTTATAAGAATGGGCGGTAGTAAGTAAGAATGGCTGGGTCTGTTAAACGGCGAGTCCGTAAACTTCGTAGTGTTGGGAATAACGAGTTTGCGGACTGGCTTGAGGCCCGAGAGGTTGCTAGGTCTGAGACTATTCCATTGTGGAGATGGGAGCAAGAGAACCCTAAACCTGAGGGAGATAACTCTGCGCCATCTGCAGCAGTTGTTGCTACACGTAAGAATTACATTAATTTTTTTAAAGAGAAAATTGACCTGAAGAAGGTGGTGATACCTGAGGTAGATCAGGATATTATTAATAAGATTCGTAAGAATAAAGAGGTCCTTAAAGGTAAGGCTGAGAAGGCTACTGAGAACGAGTTACGTACTATTTATAAGGTATTGAAGCGGTTAGATAATGAAGAGAAGAAGATAAAGTATAGGTATGACTTTAAGGCATTTGACGAGGACTTTTTTGATGACTTGCAGGACCGTGTGCCTACAGCTGACTTCCACTTTGAGATGGTTGGTCTTTATAAGGCTGCGCCAAGAGCTTGTGTGGTGTGTCCTAGGGGTCATGCGAAGTCAACGACTGCACGTAAGTATTTATTACATCAGATTTTATATAAGTTAAGTACGTATATTATTATAGTTGGAGCGAGTGAGGAGATGGCTGCCCAGAATTTGAGGTGGGTGAGGGACCAGTTGACTGATAATGAGAAGTTGACTGATGTGTTTGGTTATTTCAAGAATAAGGATAAGTGGGCAGATACAGAGTTCCAGACTAATACGGGGATTAAGGTGAGTGCTAAGGGTGCTGGCCAGAAGATACGTGGTGCTAATGAGAAGGGTCGGCCAGATTTAATATATATAGATGACTTAGAGGAAGATGAGCAGGTGAGTAGTAAGGACCGTAGGTCTAAACTGGCGAAGTGGTTTAGTCAGGCGTTGTTGCCGTGTAAGTCTCGTAATGGGAGAGTTATTATTACGGGCACTATTTTGCATATGGACTCATTGTTACAGAATATTTCTGAGAATAAGGTGAAGGACCATGTGTCTTGGCAAGTACTTTGGTATTCTGCGATTAGCACAAAGAACGGTAAGGAGACGGCGTTATGGCCTGAGCATAAGCCGTTAGTTGAGTTGCAGAGATTACGTGAGATTGACCCTGAGACATTTGCGCAAGAGTATCAGAACAACCCCAGTTCAGGTGCGATGGCAGTGTTCCAGAGGGATGAGTATAATTATATAACCAGTGATGACATACGAGTAACTAAGGAGGGGGATACGTATGTTCGGAATAAGAAGGTTAATGTGTTGATGACTACTGACCTTGCGTTATCAGAGAGGGAGGGTGCTGACTATACGGTGTTTATGATGACGGGTATGGACGATGACAGTAATTTATATGTACTGGAGTATGAGCGGTTTCGCTCATCAGATCCATATGAGCAGATAAATATTATATTTGAGATGTTACAGAAGTGGTCGTGTGACTCGATTACAATGGAGCGGGTGGCACTGCAGCATACATTTAAGAAGATGTTGGACCGAGAGATGACGGTACGTAATAAGTTCTTCTTTATTCATGAGATAGCTCGGAGTAATATTAGGAAGATATATAGAATTAAGTCATTAAAGGCCCCTATTAAAGCTAATAAGATTTTCTGGGACCGTGAGCATTATGTGATTGAGGAGGAGTTATCACAGGTAACGGCAACGTCACTTGGCACGAGAGATGACGTGATCGATGCGCTGTCTGATGCATGGGAGATACAAGTGCAGTTAACAGAGACAACTACAAAGAGTACGCCTGAGATAAATACACTTGCGTGGTGCATTGAGCAGGGGGGCTTTTTGACATGTGACGAGCAAGACGAGCAGATGATGTATGATAGTGGTGAGGGTTATAATGACAATTATAATGACAATTATAGATATTAAGTGGAGGATGACATGGCTGAGCAGAAGTTAGAGTTTGATGAGTTATATGAGGAAGAGTTAGTCGGAGAGGATTTTTCTGGCAATAAGAAGCATGCTAAGAAGGCAGTTAATCAAGTGATTGCTGTGTTTGAGAAGTATAGAGATTTGCGTAATTTTCAGCGTGGTGGCAAGCAATTTTCTCTACCTCGTGAGTGGGACAAAAGATATCGTATTTATAAGGCGATATATCTTAAGGGAGATCATAGTTATGATGGGACAGCGCATGTATTTAACCCGATTTTACGTAAATCTGTGAATACAATTGAGTCTGAGATTAGTAATGCGCTATTTAGTCGTGAGGACTATTTTAGTGTAGATGCTAGGGGGAATGACGAGGAGAGTATTGAGATGTCCCGTGAGGCATATGGCACATTGAAGTATTATTCTGACCAAGAAGACTATGTGTATAACTTTGAGCTGGCAGTAAAGCAAGCACTTATATATGACTCTACTTGGGTGGAGTCTGTGTATTCTAAGAAGAAGGTTACTGGTGTTTATCGAAGTAAGAAGACAAGTCCTGTGATTGACCCTAGCACACAACAACCAGCAGCAGACCCTAATACAGGGGAGCCATTTTTAGATACAACAATTGAGATTCTTGAGATCGACGAGGACAAACCTACAGTTAAGATCGAGGTTCGTGACATATACCGAATGTATGTGAATCATTTATTGGATGATCCTGAGAAGGACGACATTATTTATCAGGATGCGATGACAACGCAGCAGCTATTAAATATGAGTGAGCGTGGTGTGTACAACGAGAAGGCAGTGTCTGAGATGTTGGCATCGCAGTCTACATATGGTGATTCGTTTGGTGATGGTAGTACACAGGGAGGTAGTACTGCAGGTCATACATTTATAAAGGACACAGTAATTCGTGAGAACCAGGAGACAGATCAGACGTATGAGGTCCTTAGATTCCAGGGGTTATTTACGACTAAAGACGAGACATCCGGCGACAAGATACGCAAGATTTTCTGGATAGATATCGGTGAGAGAGCTCACTGTCTACGATTAATTGAAGGCCCTGTGATCGGAGATTTTAAGACATTTTCAGGGTGTAATTATGACAGTATGGTGGGTGAGTTTAATTCTGACTCTGTGATAAGTCCGTATGCAGATCTTCAGTTTAGTACGAACGATAAAGAGAATCAGTCGTTAGATGCGTTAACATTTAATTTGAACGGTCCAATTGAGGTGCAGCAAGGATCTGGGATTAAGGCATCAGACCTCATATTAGCGCGTAAGAAACCTAATGTACCATTATTTGTGAAGCAGAGAGATTCTGTGCGTAAGATTACCGTTGATGTCCCATTGGCTCATTTAAATAACGAGCAATTTCGTATTCAGAATATGATAGAGAGTGGTACAGGGGCAACATCGTTAGCAGCTGGATCACCTACTGGGACACAAGCTGACAGATCAGGTAAGGCATTAGATACGTTAATGGGCCAAACACGTTCACAATTCAGCAAGTTTTTACGTAAGGCTGAGAAGCGACTTGTAGAGAAAAGTTTACAGAAGTGCTGGGATATAATTATACAGTTTTTTGACGATGATATTTTGATAGCTATCCAAGGGTCAGACGGTGTGATTAGTAGTAAAATGCAGACACCATCTGAGATTGTTGGTCAGTTTAGATTGAGTGTGTCTACTGGTTCTGAGTATTTAAAAGAACGTCAGAACCGTGATGCGATATTAGAGTTATTGAGTATAGCGTCTATAAATGACAAGTTTATGGGAGCTCTTGATGTAGTGCCAATGTTGCAGGACATAGCGACTAGTCTTTCACCTAAGTTAGCTAAGTATGTGAACCCAGACAATTTAGTGAGTCAGATGCAGAACCAGATCGCACAATTACAGCAGGCATTAGAGAAAGTTGGCGCACAAAATAAAGATTTATTTCAAGAAGGTGAGCGATTACAAGGTGAGACACAAGAACTAAGGACTAATTAAATGAAAGAACAGACACCTGAGGAGTTATCGTTTATACAAGACCGAGTAGATATCACTGATTTAGTGGATAGTAGAGGCTGGAATATAATTGACTTACTTCTTAAAGAAAAATTGTCTATTATAAAGGATAAAATGTATTATTCAGATGACCCATACGTTGTTATGAGTTGTGCCAAACAAATAGATGGTATAATGTTTATATATGACACTATAAAAGATTTAACTGATATAGAATCAAGAATTTCAGAATAAATTTTATAGATCGTAATTCCTACGTGGTCGTAACCCACGTTAAAAAGACGTTAAGGAGAACAAAATGGCATTAGAAGATATAGAGATAAAAAACGCAGATGACGTTGAGACTGGTATCAAATCTTTAATAAGCGAAGGTTTATTTGGAGACTTGAGTGCGCAATCAGATTCAGAAGAAGTTGTGGAGCAAAAAGTTTCAGATGAGGCTCAGTCTGAGAATAATACAGAAGAAGAAAAAGAAGACAGTGACATACCAAATGCTAGTATCAGATTAGATAAGATGAGAAAGCAGAGAGATGATGATAGAGATAAGGTATCTGCCCTTGAGAACCAGCTATCTGAGTTAAAGGGTATGTTAAATGTCATGAATAACAAAGAAGAAGAGTCTGTAGACGAAGACCCTACTCAGTATATGGATGAGACACAGAAATCTCTTTATGAGAAGCATGAGATTCTTACAAAAAAATATGCAGAATTAGAAAAATCTGTAGGGAAAATTGAGACCGATAAGGTACAAGAGTCGCTTCTTAAAGAAGAGAATTTATTTTTTGATAACAACCCTAATTTAAAAGCAAAGCAACAAGAGTTAGTAG